TGATTCCTCTTCTGATTCTATTATTTGTTTTTTCTTATTAGATTTTTGCTTATCTTCCTTTATATTTTTACTTTTCTTATTTTCCTTCTTATCTTCTTTTAATACCTTCTTTAATTTTTCTCCTGCTTTAATCTTTTTATCCATATGTTTAGATGGAAATATTTTAGATACAAATTTTCTATACTCGTGTGAATCTATTTCACTATCATTTTCACTAATAAAACTATCATCTGAATCTGAATCAGATTCTTGATGACATTTTTTATTTCGTTTAGGTTCTGTTACCTTCTTCTTAGAATTAATATTAGTAGATTTATTTTGTTCTTTTGTTGATGACATATTTGCTTATTATAATATAGAATTTTAATTTTAAATCCAATTCAATTTTTATATATATAAAAAATTGATTTTAAACAATCTAAATATTATTATAGTAATATAAGAAGAATGTCAAGAAATAACAAACTCAGTGTTAATAATAATGTTTCAAAAATTGTAGGCATACAATTTAGTATTTTATCTCCAGAAGAAATACGAAAAAGTTCTGTTGCTGAAATTACCAGTCGAGATACTTATGTCAATAATAAACCAATCATTGGTGGTCTATTTGACCCTAGAATGGGTGTTTTAGAACCTGGTCTAATTTGCCCTACCGATGGTTTAGATTATATGCAAACTCCTGGTTATTTTGGTCATATTGAATTAGCTCGTCCAGTATTTTATATTCAATATTTAAGCACATTATTAAAAATTTTGCGATGTGTTTGTTTTAAATGTAGCAAATTATTAATTAGTAAAGAGAAATATAATCAAGCTTTAAAATTAGTTGGTGAAGCTCGTTGGAAATATGTATTTGCTTTAATTTCAGGTAAAGTTAAACGATGCGGTGAAGATACTGATGATGGTTGTGGATGTTTACAACCTACAAAAATTAGAACTGAAGGATTAGCAACAATATTTGCTGAATGGAAAAATAGTGCTACTTCTACAGCTAGTGGTGGGGATGATGCTCCAGGGACTGCTACAGATGCTGCAGCTAATATTGTTATTAAACTTACTCCTGAAATGGTATTAAAAATATGTAAACGTATATCAGATGAAGATGTTAATTTTATGGGATTTTCACCTACTTGGTCTCGTCCTGATTGGATGATTTGTCAAGTTATGGCAGTTCCTCCTCCTGCTGTCCGTCCTTCTGTAAAACATGATGCTCAACAACGATCTGAAGATGATCTCAGTCATATTTTAGTTAGTATTATTAAAACTAATAAAACATTGCTTGAAAAAATTAAAAATAATGCTCCTGCTAATATTATTGATGATTGGACTTCCGTTTTGCAATACTTTGTAGCAACTCAAATTGATAATAAATTGCCTGGTGTTGCTTCTAATGCTCAACGATCTGGACGTCCATTGAAATCTATTAAAGACAGATTGAATGGAAAAGGGGGTCGTATGCGTGGTAATTTAATGGCAAAGCGTGTTGATTTTTCAGCTCGTTCTGTTATTACTGCTGATCCAAACATTTCTATTCGCGAACTTGGTATTCCTATGAAGATTGCTAAAAATATTACAAAACCTGTTCTTGTAAATGCTGTCAATAAAGCATTCTTGACTAAATTAGTATTAAATGGTCCAGATGAATGGCCGGGTGCAAAGATTTTGGAGAAACGAAATGGGCAGTCTATTACACTTAGATATTGTGATCGAAAATCTATTATCTTGGAAGATGGAGATACTGTTCATAGACATATGATGGACGGTGATCCAATTCTCTTCAATAGACAACCTACTTTGCACAGAATGTCGATGATGTGTCACATCGCCAGGATTATGAAAAAAGGTGATACGTTTAGAATGAACGTTGCGGACACTAAACCTTACAATGCCGATGAAATTTTTGTGATGTAATATCGTCTCAACGTTGGCAACATGGGGCGTTAAAAGCGTGTTACCCCATAGTTATTATTACTCTCTTTTAAAATAATATAAAAATAAATGCTCTTATTATATAATGGAATTTAATTTAGATTTAAAAAATAAAATTATCACCGATGAAAATTTAAGATGGGTTGAAATTTACAAAATAACAAATATAACTAATCAAAAAGTATATATTGGACAAGCGATTTCTCATAGAAAAAATAATAATGTGTATACACCAAAAGGTCTTGAAGGAAGATTTAAAGAACATATAAAAGAAACAAAACCAAAACAGAAGTATCATTGTAATGCTTTAAATAATGCTATTAAAACTTATGGTTTTGAAAATTTTAATGTTACACTTATTAAAATATGTTCAGTTTCAGATTCAAATAGAATAGAAACTGATGAAATTAAAAAACATAATTCGCTTGTTCCAAATGGTTATAATATAAATACAAGTTGTAATTCATTATTACCATCAAATGATATGAGAAAAAAAATATCTGATGGTAATATTAATACCCATTTTAAAAAACATATTAAAAAATTTGAAGGTTTTGTATTTAATGATGATGAAAATAATTTTCATTCATATATTACACCTCTTTCAAAAAATAATAAACACATCGGTTGGTATTTAAAATTAAATAAAAAAATAATAGAATTTAAATCTATTATATATGATATTGATTATACAAAAATAAGAGCATTTGAATTTTTAAAATTATTAAAAGAAGAGAGTAATAATAGCAACGCGTCCAAATTGTCGGGAAGTCCTTAAAGCCTTCACTACCACTCATACTAGGAAACTTATATGAGGAACTCGGTTAATAGCCGAACCCAATGGTAAAAAAGTGAATGATGTATCCTGAAAAGGATATGGTCCTGTAAAGGATAAAAATAGGAAATCCGCAGCCAAGCCCCTAACCTCGTTATGATAGAGCAAGGGGAAGGTTCAGAGAGTAGATGCTCGCGGGTCTTAAATGATGGTCTAGTCAACCTGATAAGGCACAAGGTGTACTCCGGCCCTCTGGGAAACCTTAGGGAGCCACCGTTTGATGGCGATGAAATGAATCTTCACATGCCGCAAGATGCGGAATCCGACTCGGAGCTTAAAAATTTAGCAGCAGTTCCATTCCAAATAATAAGTCCTGCAAATAACAAAGCAATTATTGGAATGTATCAAGACTCGCTACTTGGAGCATATTTATTCAGCAAAAAGAATGTTGCATTTACACAAAGAGATGCAATGAATTTACTGATGATGTTTAAGCGTGTCAATGAACACGCATTGAGAAAAGATATAATTACAAATTTTGATTTATTGACACAAATATTGCCACCACTCACATTAAATTACAAGACAAAATTATTTGGCACAGAAGATGAGAAAGATAAAGCAAATTCAAATAACATTTTGGAAATCAAAAATGGAACATATATTCGCGGACAAATGGAAAAAGATGTGCTTGGTGCAGGATCAAAAGGATTAATTCACCGAATTTGCAATGATTTTGGAAATATGGCTTGTGCGGATTTTATTGATGATATTCAAAATATTGTTACATCCTATTTAAAGACCGCATCGTATAGTGTTGGTATTAGTGATTTGATTTCAAATGAAGCAACCAATACTGCTATTGTTAAAATCATTACTGAAAAGAAAAATGATGTGAAAAATTTGATTGATCAAGTGCAAATTGGTGTTTTTGAAAATAATACTGGAAAAACAAATGAAGAAGAATTTGAATCTCAAGTGAATAATATTTTAAATCAAGCAACAAATGAAGCAGGTAAAGAAGGATTGAAAAGTTTAGGAAAAGATAACCGATTTGTTATTATGGTTAATGCTGGTTCTAAAGGTTCAGATCTAAATATTTCATTTATGGTCAGTGCATTAGGACAACAGAATGTAGATGGAAAACGTATTCCATATGGATTTGCAGATCGAACATTACCTCACTTTACTAAATTTGATGACTCTCCTGTTGCTCGTGGATTCGTTGAAAGTTCTTATATTAATGGTCTTTCTCCTCAAGAATTGTTCTTTCACGCAATGGGTGGTCGTGTTGGTCTTATTGATACAGCTGTAAAAAGTGTAACATGGGAAACACCTATTATTATTATTGAAAATGAACAAGCAAAATATACTGAAATTGGACGATGGATTGATAGACAATTAGATGATAAAATAAATACTTCAAATATTCAACATTTTACAGATAGACAAATGGAATTATTAAATATTAAAAATGGCGATGTTTATATTCCAACAACAGATGAAAATGGTCAAGTTACATGGGGCGAAGTTACTGCAATTACTAGACATGATCCAGGTGAAGAATTATATGAAATTAAAACATCTGGAGGTAGAAGTGTTATTGTAACAGAAAGTAAATCATTATTAATTTGGAATCCAGAAACTAAAAAATTAAAGGAAATGTTAACACCAGATATTAAAGTAGGTGATTGTGTTCCAGTTACTGAAAAATTATGTCAACCCCCAGTACTTGTTGATCATATTAATATGACAGAATATCTTTCAAAGAATGAATTTGTTTATGGAACCGATTTTAATATAGCTACACAAATGATGGAAGAATCAATGTCTAATCGTGCAAGAATACCTGCTGGATGGTGGGATGAAAATAACGGGTCTACTTTTACTCTTCCATACACTAAAAAAGCATCACTTCAAAGAACAAATGTTCGTTCAAATACATCTAATATTAAAGATGGATTTATTTATCCTTATAGTGGAAATCGTAAAGATACTTCTATTCCAGACAAGTTTGAACTAAATGAAGAAAATGGAATTTTCATTGGATTATTTTTAGCAGAAGGAAATGCTCATAAAAATACAGTAAATATTTCAAATAATAATGAAAATATAAAATCATTTGTAAAATATTGGTTTGATAAATATTCTATTGAATGTACTGAAAGATCTAGAATTAACAATATTGGTGGAACTAGCACAAGTATTATTGGTAATTCATCTATATTATCAACATTCTTAACAAAATTAGTTGGACACGGCGCCTCAAATAAATATATTCCTAGTGAAGCATTTATTGCACCAGAATGTTTTATTATTGGATTATTAAATGGTTATTTCTCAGGTGATGGAACTATTAGTAAAAATTCAATTGAAGTTGGATCTGCATCTAAACGACTTATTGAAGGAGTTTCTATGTTATGTTCTAGAATTGGAGTATTTGGAAAAGTATTTAAAACACAATTAAAATCAAATAATTTGGGTACACAAAATATTAAACCAACATATAGATTTTCAGTAAGAGCGCAATGGGGACAAATATTTGCAGAAAAAGTATCATTCTTAGAAGAAACTAAACAAAGTAAAATGAGGTCTATTAAATGGACAGAATCGCATCGTAATTTTGATACATATAATGATGTAGTATTAGATAAAATTGTTGAAATTAATATTATTCCTAATAATATTGTTATTGAAAAATATCCAAAAGTGTATGATTTAACTATTCCTTCTACACTTAATTTTGGATTAGCAAATGGACTACAAGTTCGGGATACAAGTACAACAGGATATATTCAGCGCCGATTAATTAAAGGATTAGAAGATTTGATGGTTGGATATGATATGACTTTAAGAACAAATAAAAATAAAGTTGTTCAATTTACTTATGGTGATGATGGTATTGATCCAATTAAAGTAGAAAACCAGAATATGTCTTTAGTTGGAATGAGTATTCAAGATATTTATGCTCACTATAATTTTCCTGAAGAAAATGGGAAAACAAAAGTATTAGCAAATTTGCTTTTGAAAAATACAATGACACGATTCAAAACACAATTACCTGAATATGAAGTAAAATGCAAAGAATATACTGATATGATGATTCAAAATCGTGATGATATAGTAAAAAATGTGTTCAAGAATAAAGATGGAAGTGTGGTGAATTGTCCGGTTGCATTTATGCATATCATCAATAATGTTCAAGGACAGCAGAATATTAATTCCAGTTCTATTGTGGATATTACACCTCTTGAAGCATTTGATTTGATTGAAAATTGTTATGCCAATTTGGAGAAAATTCGTTGTGCTGTTCCAACTCGACTTTTCAAAACACTATTTTACTTCTATTTGTCTCCTAAAGAATTACTCTATGTCAAACGATTTAATTGTGCTGCTTTGAAGATCTTATTGGATACGATTAGTTTAACCTATAAGCGAGCTATTGTCAATCCTGGTGAGATGGTTGGGATGATTGCTGCACAGAGCATTGGCGAGCCTACAACTCAGATGACTTTGAACTCAGTCACATATGAAACTGAAATTATAGTTCGTGATCACACCGGACAAATTACAAAACATCAAATTGGAGATTTTATTGAGAATAAAATTAAAGTGGCAACAAAGACAGAGTATTATAAAGATAAAGATACAACATATTCAGAAGTAGATACATTTTATGAAATCCCAAGTTGCGCAGAAAATGGAGAAATTGTTTGGAAACAAATTGAAGCAGTAACACGACATCCAGTTATTAATAAGGATGGGTCAAATACAATGTTAAAAGTAACGACAAAAGAAGAGCGTGAAGTCATTGTAACAAAAGCAAAATCTTTATTAAAATTAGTTAATGGAAAAATTATTACTGTAGATGGAGATACTGTAAAAGTAGGTGATTATTTACCAGTATCTATTCTACCAATCACATTTGCTGAAAATAAAATACTAGATTTGAAAACTGTATTACCACCTACAGAATATATTTATTCAACTGAAATAGAGAAAGCTAAAGAAGTAATGCATGAATATAGATGGTGGACTAAACATCAAAATAAAACATTTACTCTACCATATAAACGAAGTGACTCTTTTGTTGCCAAAGTTAGTGAAAAGTTGAGACATGGATGTAAAACAAAAACTAGTTTTGAACCTGGATGTGTATATATGATGCAGACGAATATGAATGATTATCAAATTCCAGATAACATTACATTAGATTATAATTTTGGTTATTTTATTGGTGCATATGCAGCAGAAGGATGCACAACAAAGTTCCAAATTAGTATTGCAAATAATGATACAGCATATTTTGCTCCTATTTTGGAATTATGTAAACAATGGAATATTACTACAAAAATATATAAACATGAAGATAAGAATGAAGAAGGATGGACAAGTCAAGATTTGAGAATTTATAATACAGTATTATGCCGAATATTAGAAAAACTAGTTGGAAATTTAAGTCATAATAAGTTTATTTCAAATAAGATTGTATTTTCAAATAAAGAATGTTTGCTAGGATTTTTGGATGCTTATATTGGAGGAGATGGATCAATAGATAAAAAAGCAGATACAATTATAATTTCATCTGTTTCAAAAGAAATGCTAATTGATGTGCAACAAATATTAAATAATTTAGAAATTTATAGTTTTATTGGAAAACCTAAAAAAATAGACACAAATAATAGAGGTTCTTTAGATATTAAACAATTATATACTTTAAATATTACAGGTGAACAGACAAAACAATTGGCATCAATGTTAAATATGAAAATTAGTTATAAACAAGAAAATTTGAAAGGAATAATGGAACATAATTATACTTATAAAATACATAAAAATGCAACACTTATTCCTAATGAAATTGATGGAAAAATAGTATTTGAAGATAGAAGTCCTGATAAATATTCTAATTTAATTTTTGATAAGATTAAAAGTATTGAGGAAGTTTCAAATACTACCAATTATGCATATGATTTAACAATTGCAGATACAAGAAATTTTAATATTTATAATGGTCTTGCATTATCCGATACATTTCATTTTGCTGGAGTCGCCTCTAAATCTAACGTCACCCGTGGTGTGCCAAGAATTGAAGAAATATTAAGTTTGTCATCGGAACCCAAAAATCCATCACTAACTGTATTTTTGAAAAAGGAAGACGAAACGAATAAAGAAAAAGCGCAATCTATAATGTATATGTTAGAGCATACAAAAATGGATGAAATTATTAAATCAATAGAGATTTGTTTTGATCCAGACAATATGAATACAATGATTCAAGATGATGAAGCAACAATGTTACAATATCAAGCATTTGAAACAATGATGGATGAATGTGCTGGAACTCTTGCCGCTGCACCAACAGATGAACAAAATGAGAAATCAAAATGGATTATTCGTATGGAAATGGATGCAGAAGTAATGTTGGAGAAAAATATTTCAATGGATGATATTAATTTCACTTTGAAAAATAGTTATGGTAATGAAATTACGTGTGTATACTCAGATTATAATGCTGACAAATTAGTATTTAGAATTAGAATGAATAATGTGATTAAAAATGGAACAAAAGGTCCAAAGAAAATCAAAGTGAATCCATTAGATCAATCAGATCAAATATATATATTGAAGAATTTCCAAGATCAGTTATTGAATAATATAATTATTCGTGGTGTAAAAGATATTAAAAAAGTTATTTTAAGAAAGATTAAAGATAATGTAGTTGAAGAAGCAGGAACATATAAAAAGCAAGATATTTGGGTGTTAGATACAGTTGGAACAAATATATTAGATGTATTGGCACTTGATTATATTGATCCAAATAGAACATTTAGTAATGATATTATTGAAATATTTAATGTATTTGGTATTGAAGCTGCTAGACAAACAATTTATAATGAATTGGTAGAAGTTATTGAATTTGATGGTACATATATAAATTTCCATCATTTGTCTGTATTATGTGATAGAATGACATTTACAAATAAACTGATCTCCATCTTTAGACACGGAATTAATAATGATAATATTGGTCCAATTGCAAAAGCATCATTTGAAGAGACTCCAGAAATGTTTTTAAAAGCAGCTAGACACGGTGAATTAGATATGATGCGAGGTGTTTCAGCAAATGTAATGGTAGGTCAAGAAGGAATGTATGGAACAAA